TTCGTAAACAATAATTTCACCAAAATCGTTTATACGATTTAGTAAGATATCTAGAAATTGTGTTTCATCTTGATTTTCACTCTGATAATAGCGGTAATGTAGTTCGTCCATAATATATATATATATATTAATTCATTTATATTGTAACCCGATTAAAATATATTGTAACATACCTACTTATAGACACATATATATATTGTATATATGTACATCCGACCGGATCGAAAAGTAGTTATTCCTATTCAAAATGTTACTGTAAATGAATTAAATAATCAACAATATATTCCTGATAAAAAGAATGGTTCATTACTGTCTTTTATCTGTATTGTAACAGTGTTTATATCTAGTATATTTTGTTGTATCACATTATAATTATTTTGATATCATATCTAACATAGTATTATTATTATCTGAATAATACTATATAATGAACGTCATTACTCTTGTTTATGTTTTTTCACTTTTTTACATATTTATCCCAGGAAATATTATCAAATTGCCGTTTAAACTTAATAAAATGTCTGTTATTTTGATACATGCTCTTATATTTAGCACTGTTTTATATTTCACATTCCCATTGGTAGAAAATAGTGGATTATCAGAAGGAATGTCCGATTGTGACCACGAAGACTGTGATTTTAGAGAATCAAAAAATGGTAATTCTTGCGGTTGCACAGATAACACATGTATAGACGAAGATGGTGTGGAATGCGATTAAATAATTCACATATTACGTAACATTTTTTGTTCTATTTCTAATAAACGATTAAATTTCTCAACACGTTCTCCTCTACAAGGACTACCTATTTTAAGATATTTCGCTCCAATACCGATCGCAATATCTACAATATATGCATGATTTGTCTCTCCTGAACGATGGGATACAATCACGTCATTTCCATTATCTAGTAACATTCTAGCGCCTTGGACAGATTCTGTAATCGTACCAATTTGGTTCACCTTCAACAAAAGTGTGTTTGCCCATTTTTCTTCTAACCCCTGTTTTATTAATCGGGGATTAGTAGTAAATAGATCGTCACCTACTATCATTAATTCTTTTCCATACATTTTATTGAATAGTGTCCAAGATTCATAATCCGTTTCATGAAAACCGTCTTCTATGCTTTTTAAAGCAGGATGTTGTTTAATAAGTTTCCCATAATATTTCACCAATTCCTCACCCGTTAAAAATATGTCTTTTTCTACTTCATATTTCTTGGACACTTCATCATAGAATTCACTCGCAGCACAATCTAGAGCAATAAAGACATCTTCTCCCACATTATATCCAGAACATTTTATTGCCTCTTCGATTACACATAATGCCTCTTCCGCACTATAAATAGGTGGACAAAATCCTCCCTCGTCTCCTATTGATTTTGCCTGTTCTCCATATTTATCAACCAATATTCGTTTTAATGTATGATATACCTCACAATAAATACGTATTTGAAGTGAAGTGCTTATATCACTACGAGCAAATATCATAAATTCTTGTATTTTTAAATCTTCAGTAACACCATGTTTCCCTCCATTAATAATATTCACCAGGGGAGTGGGTAATCCAGGTATTTCTTGGATACTGTAACTGGGAAGTCCAAGATGTGGACTAAATCCATAATGTTTCGCAATATATTCATACATTTCTAAACCCAACATATTGGCCGCAGTATTCATCATACAAAAACTCAACGCAGTGCTTGTATTACCGCCATAATTCGTCTTCATCTCTGTATTATCGAGTTGATTGAATTGTTTGTCTATGTTTGAGAGGTCAAGTATAGTGTTTTTATTTAAAATCATTTTTTTGTTTAATTCGTCTATTTTAAATACTGCGTTGAATACCGATTTTCCGTGAAATAAAGTCTTATCTCCATCACGTAATTCACAAACTTCAGTAGAACCACAAGACGCACCACTTGGACTAGAACCTTTTCCTAAAGTTTTTCCCTTTTTATCTAAACATTGAACTTCTATTGTTGGATTTCCCCTACTATCGATGATTTGATGGGCAGCAATTCTAAACTCATTTACATAGGAAAATTTATTATTATTAATGTCGAGTAGAATAGGCACACCAGTGTTTATTTCAAACTCTTCAATCGATTTTTCTGTTTTAAGTCCAAGAAGGACAAATAATGCACGTAAACTATTACCATGGGCTACAATTAAGACGTTTTTATTAGAATCTAATAATGGTTTCACATTATTATCATATCCCCTAGAAACGCGCTTCACAACGTCTTCTAGATTCTCACCATTGGGAGGTCCGACTGAATATGAACGTCTCCACGTTTTAATTTGTTCTTCCCCATGAATCGCCAATAATTCCGTCTTGTTTTTACCAGTTAAATCACCATAATCACGTTCCTTGAATTCAACTACCGGTTGAATGGTTCCATTATACTGGATTTGTTGTGATACAATTTTCGCTGTTTCTTTTGACCGCATTAAATCACTTGAAAAAACTTGGTCGAAATGTATATCATTTAATAAATCACCTGCATACATAGCTTCTTCTTTCCCTTTATCTGATAATTCAATATCTACAAAACCTGTGAACCGATTTTCTTTATTCCATATAGATTGTCCATGACGCAAGACAACTAAAACCATAATATAACATTATTTATATTATGATTTATTCAAAAATTATTTATTCATCACCCTCATCACCATCATCACTCTCATCACTATCACTCTCACCCTCATCACTCTCACCCTCATCACCTATTCCTACCAATTTCTTCAGCATTGAACCAATACCTTTAGATTGCGAGGAATTTTTATTCTCCTCATTCTCCTTGTTTTCATCATTTTTAACACATAATGTCTCAAATTTCTCAATTATTTCTTTACAAGCATGAGTTCCATTATGCTCTTTAATACACTCTTTCATCACATTTGATATCTTCTCACAGTCATCGTTTTCCATTCTATAGTTAAAAATGATATATTATTAAACACAAAATAAATGTTTATTCATAATTCATAACTGGTGCTGAAGGTTCAACTAATGTAGCAACTACCGGGTCCTGGTCTAATAGATATGGCGTTTCTAATTGCTGATGATATTTGGTATATACCTTTGTTTTTCGATAACGCGATTCCAAATAACTCATTTTCTTGATATATTTATTATACCAAAATATTTTTCGCTCCCTGTAATAGTTCTTGTAAAAAAATCCTCGAAAGGTTGTTTTTGATAACCGTTCAAATTCTTCATATTGTGATTTGAAAAGATTATATTCTAGCACATCTTTTTCCAATAATAATACTGAAAATCGATCTTCGTTATTCATCTATAGAGTTACTTTATATATTTCCCAAATTTTCAATGGTTTTTAACGCAGAATCAGGGGTTACTGAAATGGAATCAATATTTTCTCCAATTAAAAATTTACAAAACTCGATACTGTCTGATGGTTGTTGTCCACAAAAACCGACTTTGACTCCATTTTCTTGGTATGTTTTTATGGCCGAACTAATCATACGACGATAACTGACGTTTTGATTATCGGAAAGGTAACTGATTTTCTCACTATCACGGTCTACACCTAATGTAAGTTGTAGAAGGTCATTTCCACCAATCGAAACACCGTCTAACATTGGACTGAAACGGTCTGCCTCAATAACATTAGAAGGTATTTCACACATTAAAAAGATACGGAGTTTATTTTCACCTCTAATCAGACCGTGTTGCGCCATAATATCAATGACTAATTTACATTCTTCTGGTGTTCTACAAAAGGGGATCATTACCACAATATTATCCATTTTCATTACATCACGTGCATACTGGATAGCCTCGCATTCCAACTGAAACGCATATTTATAGTCATCGGAATAATATCTAGACGCACCTCTCCATCCTATCATTGGGTTCTCTTCATCCGGTTCATATAATTCGCCTCCAATCATATTACGGTATTCATTTGATTTGAAATCAGACAAACGCACAATTACATCATTCGGGTAGAAAGCGGAAGCAATTTTAGCAATACCTTTTGCTAAACGTTTGATATAATACCATTTTCCACTGTCGTAATTTCCGATTATCTTGTAAATTTGTTCACGCACATCTTCGCGAACATTAGGATAGTTATATAATGCTAAAGGGTGGATCTTGATATAATTACTTACAATGAATTCTAAACGCGCTAAACCAACTCCACTATTGGGAATCAATGAATTCTCAAACGCACATTCGGGATTTCCTACATTTAACATCATTTTCACAGGCAGTTTTAGGTCCTTTGTTAAAGCCAATTTATCTACGTGAAAAGGCAAAATGCCTTGATAAATAAATCCAGTTTCTCCTTCCGCACACGACAATGTGACTTCTTCTACATCTTTTAATAATTGTGTCGAATTACCACAACCAACCACTGCGTTTAGTCCTAATTCTCTGGCGACAATCGCAGCATGACATGTCCGTCCTCCTTTATCCGTAATAATACCAGACGAAATCTTCATAATAGGTTCCCAATCGGGTGTGGTCATTTCAGTGACTAAAATATCACCTTTGTTAAAATTATCACAATCGTGAATATTTTTCATAAGTTTTAGTTTACCACTACTGATTTTGTCTCCCACTGCTACACCGGTTAATAAAACCTCTCCCTTTTTATCCAAAACATAGTTGTGTATATTTAGTGTATCGCCATCATTGCTATGAACTGTTTCGGGACGTGTCTGGATAATATATATATTATGGTCTGTACCGTCAATTGCCCATTCAACATCTACTGCGGTGGGTTTACCCAATAACTTCGAATAGTTTTTCTCTAGTTGAAGTAAATAGCGTCCTAAACTAACCATTTGATTATTACTCATACTGTAATTTAGTCGTTCATATTCACTCGTTTCAACCTCTTTCACACCACCCTTTTCTGTATCATATATGATTTTTGTATTTTTATCACCCTTCTTTTTAATAATAATGGCGTCTCCCTCTATATCGCGAAGCACACGTTTGTCGAGTATAAATTCATCGGGTTTCACACCACCGGAAACTACCAATTCACCTAAACCGAATGCAGAGTTGATAACAATTGCTTTATCATAACCCGTTTCTGGGTCTAATGAAAACGCTACACCGGCAGAACCAATATCTGAACGAATCATTTTTTGAATTGCGACCGATATTTTAACATCCGAAAGGGCAATGTTATGGGTTTTGCGGTAGGAAACAGCACGGCTATTAAATAGAGATGCGAAACACTCTTTAATGGATTGTAATAAATGGTCTTTTCCGGAAACATTTAAAAATGTATCATGTTGTCCAGCAAAAGATGCGTTTGGTAAGTCTTCGGCTAGCGCACTTGAACGCACAGCAACATCTAAATTTTCAACAGTATAAATTTGCGATAATTTATTGTAATATTCAGTAATAATTGTTTTATGATGTTCCGAAAATTCTCCATTTTCGATTAAAGTACGTAAGTTCTTGGACTTTTCCTCAAGTTCCTTGATATTCACAACATTAATATTTGATAGATCTGTTTCAATCTGTGATGTTAAATGATTATATTCTATAAAACTATCGTACATATCAATGGTTAATGCGAAACCGTCACCGATTGAAAACCCAATTTTCTTCGCAATTTGATGTAACTCACCAAGAGA